CCCGCTTAGATTGTCACACGCTCATGCCCGCTTGAGGCCCCGCAAGCATCTCAAGCGCCGCTGTTCGGTCATGGCAAGGAGGACGCATCCTCACGCGCAGTTTTCAGCGAGCATTGTCATTTCCGTGTGAGCCACGACGAACGGTCTCACAGTGTCCGGGTGCTACCCGGCATCTTGTGCAGGCGACAGGATTCGAACCTGCGAACCCGAAATTTTACTATCGGAGCTGATTCCTCCCAGCTTCCGCCCGCATATATTTGTGCCGTGTGGGAGGTGCGACCTCCCGCCCCTGATCGTGGGGTGCAACGAGCGCACGGCATATGACAACAGCCTATAGGTTTCCCTACAGGCTGTTTGTGCCGGTATGACCTTTCGGTGCCAGAAGGTGCGCCCAATACCGGCGGCGCATAAGATGGAGGAAACGGGTTGAGTGGAAAGACGGGTGGATGACTATGCCTTATCATCCACTGTACCTATTGTAGCACATCATTAGGTGGAATTTGTGCCAACTTTCTCTGCAAAACCACAATATATGGCTATGTCATAGAGAAATTGCTCTTTCCGGCGGCTGAATGTCCGCTCACTTATCCCCGGTACGATAATCTTGTTGCGGGAATACTTATGCTTGCCCTGACAGTTGCGCATGATCCCCTGTGTAAGCTGCTTTCGAACGCTCTCGCTCTCCAAATCCCGACCACATCGGTCTATGGCATATTCAACAGCCCGCATTTTCTTGGTTTCCGGCCAGTTTTCTATGGCGGCAAGCTGCTCCGCCTTGCTCTCTGCCGGTCTACCAATGCCGGGGGAGCGGGGCATACCCTCTGTTGCACTGTTCCCGCCGCTCAGTATCTCGCTCCTTGCGTCGTTGTACGCCTGTACCCGCCGTGGATAGCCTCTGACATAGGCAATGCACTCAAGCCGCACATCATACGGCAGTGTTTGTTTTCGGCTCATGCCAGCCTCCTTACTCTGCGTTGTTTATCAGTTTGTAGTCGCTCCGCAGAGCGTCCGCAATATCCTTCTTGGTCACATAGCCACTGTTTTTTGCGTCCACCAGCTCCACAAGGCATTTTTGCAGATACTCAACACTCATAGTGTCGTGGCTGTCCGGCGTTTCCTCCAACACGTGGAATCCAAATTTTGTAAGCAGCACTTCGGACACCAAATCCATGTTTTGCTTTGTCCCCATCAGCTTGCCCTGCTGGTACGCTTTCATGGGGTTGTTGGGCAGGGTTTTGCCGTCAATTCTCATTTCCGTCCCTCCTTGATCTTGTCCATCAGAAGCAGCCGCACAGCTTGGCAGAGTGCATATACAAGGCTATTCTGCCAAATGCTCCGTCGCTCCTTAATGCGGCACATACCGTTCTCGATTTCCTCCAAGGCTTCCAGCATTGCGTCTTTATTCGCCATCGGCTGCCCTCCACGGAGTGTCCACGCATTCAGGATGGACAAGCTCCATCTCGATCGCCCACAGTAGGTTCCACGCCGCAGCTACAAGGTGCGGCTCATCCACATAGCCCGCCAGATATTTCGCCGCATGGCGAATAGCGGAATCTAACAAACTGTGGGTTGGGATCCCTTTATCGACATTATGCTCCCCGTATTTCAAAGCGCCCGCCTCGCAGTGCTTCGACACTTCCATGATAGCCGACCAAGGGAGCAAATCCATCCGTCCCTTGCCCGTGTGCATATCCCGGAGTGCTCCGCTTGGAAACTTTGTTCTTTCTCCGCTGTCTTTAATCATAGTCCCTCCGTTCTCCGTAACTGCAAAAATCGTCAGCCTTTACATACGGTAGTCCACCAGCGAAATCACATCCGCATTCGTATTCATCCGGCTTGTAATGCTTGCAGTCCCTACACCGCACCACTTCCACAGCATCAACGGTGGGGGCTTTTTCCAATAACCTTACCATCCCGTTCCACCCGGCGCAGTAGTCCGCTGGCAATACATCCCTGCTGCATCGCCCCACGCCCAGTGCATCCGCATCAATCAGCCGCATCCTCGCCACCTCCGTCCATCTTCGCCCCGCAGTTGGGGCAGTAAGGCTTGCCGTACTCTTTCGAGAAGTTCCGGCAGCGGGTGCATTGCTCCTCATAATTCCCCGTTTCCAGATTGACCCGGCACGTGCCCCACCGTCCATGCACCACCGGGGCCACATCGGCGGCGGGAACACCTCGAATCACATCTCGGACATTTTCCCTTCCAAACCCCCAATCGCTGTGCCCGTCCATGTCACTTTCACAGACGTCAGGGTCTGCATTATCAAATGCTTCCTCCAGCTTCTTCCTCTCGATGTACTCAGCCATCGTCAGCCCTCCTCACAGTAAAATCTGGAAATGTCATCCATACGCCAGCGAACCGTGTCCGAAATAGTGGAGTATAGATACCCCCCTTCCATGTGTACGGTCTTCACACCGTATATCTGCCGCGGATTCGTGAAATGCCCGAATTGCTTTTTCATGTGTTCCTCAATCTCTTCCTTGAAGATAATAGTCAGCTTCATTCCTTCGCCTCCACATAGCACCAGCTTTGGGGTGGGCGACCGATAACCCGGCCATCACAATCCATTTTGGTGTAGTTGTAATAAGGGCAGGCACAGCAATCGGCATCGACTCTACATAGCGTCTTGAACTCGCTCAATTCCTTCGGCGTATCGTAGATTTTCAGGTCGGAGATGTGCCACGCAAAGCAATTCTTCCCACCTGCGTATGTGTGGAGCTGCGCTTCTGTAAGGCACGCCTGATTGACAAGCTCCTTTTCTATACGGTGAAGTCCTCCGGTCAGCCTCTTCCAATCATCCGTGCAAACATTATACAGGGGCGTGACACAATCACATACAAACTCGCCGATAACCTGCCCTCTTCCGGCAAAAATCATATGCCCATCTTTATCTACCCACGGAGTGTCCGTTCTGCCCTGCGTTTCGTAGATATAGCACTTAAACGGCGTTTCCAGCTTCGGGCGGGTCTTTCGCACCTCAATCGTCTTTTCGCCGTTGACGATCTTCTCGCACCACTTCGGGCGGATGCTTATCATAACGGCCTTACTCATCCTTCATCGCCTCCAATGCTTTCTCCGCCTCCTCGCGGGTCAGGAATACGGTTTTGCCAAATCCGTTTAGCGATATGCCATACTCCCGCCCTCTGGCTCCTATTGGCTCAAGGCCAATAAAGCCGATTTTATTGCCCATACCAATCTGCTTGACCTCGCACTCGCTTATATGCTTATCCGTGTCCAGCAAGGCGAACACCCGCTGGCCCACCTTGCACGGAAGCACCACCAGCCGCCCGTCCTTGTCGGCCTCTGCCAGCTCCCGCAGGCGGTCATAACCTCCTCCGATGCTGTTCAGCACTGACATCATTGTGCGCCACTCTCCCGACATACTGTGGACTTCTCCCGGCGTCAGACCCGTGTCCTCGTAGGCTTTCAGCCGCTCCCACACTTGCTTTTGTGAGCAGTTCCCGCCATGCTGGCAAGGCAGCTCCCGGCACTGCGAAATGTCGCAGAAATTTCCATCAAATGTAATCTGTTCCATCATCCGTTCCACCTCGCCGTCTTTTCCTGCACACCCCATTGGAGTGCGTCATCGTGGCTATCAAAGTACAGGTCAATGCGGTTTCCGCTGACTGCTCCGCCCACATCCTGCGCTATGTAGATATGCCCATCGATCTCAACCTCTGTCCCCAACGGTATCACATCGGGGTCGGTAGCGATGGTCACGCCCTGTGTTGCTTTCGCTCCTGTGGCTGTATAGCCGTTTGAATACGCTCCACAGCATTTTTCGCAGGGGCAGTATGCTGTCACGGTCATGGTACTTTCGTGCGTGTAGGCGGCTTTCTGTGGCGTTTCTTGGCGGATTACTTCCGCCACCAGCGGGGAAACAGGTTCTTGCTCCTCCACATATTCCGCTTCTGCGGCAAGTGGCTCCACCCACAATATCCCGGCGGCAATCAGCAGCCCAAGGGCCGCACCTCCGACAACTGTAAATATGCTCTTTCTGCTCATTTTCTTCCTCTCCCGTATACCATCATCCATTGCATAGATACCCCAAGCGCATCACAGATATGTGCCAGCACCCACACCGACGCGGTGCTGTGTCCACACTCAATATGGCTGATCGTCGATGGTGCTACACCAGATTCCAAAGCCAGATCATCCTGCGACATAAGTTCCTTCTCTCTCGCCGCCCGCAGGCGCTTCCCCATACCCGCAAAATCTGCCGTCATGTGTATCCTCCTTTCTATCATCAGGATCGTACTCTGGGCAACTTACCACCAAAAATGATGTGTATTTTTCATTTTTTGTCGGGATTGCATTCCACCCCTTTACCGGCTCAAATCGTATAGGCCAGCCCTTTTTCGTGTAGTCTACTTCTGTCCATGAGCATTTTCCATACGCTTTTCTACAAGTCCAGCAAAGCGGCTTCCCTCCAGTGGTAATATGCTCCTTCACAAGTTTTTTCCTCCTCTCACCACTCAACCGTGACTTCACATTCATCCGGCATAAGCATGCGTAGATTTTGCAAAACACTTTCCCGGCCTCCCCGTATGGTCAGCCGTGCGTGAAGCAGTTCTGCACTTCGCACGTGCAACGGTCCTGCACTTCGCACCGGCGTTGGTCCATCGGACTGTTTTTCTGGCGTTTCTTCCACCACTTCGGATGTGTGCCACTCTGATAGTTTCTTTTGCCACAAGTTAAAGTTCCGACCACCTCGCACAAACGGCACCCCCAGTTTTTTCCCACACTCTATGATGGTGGCACTGCAACAGCCCATTTCTTCCGCAAGGTATGTAGCTGCACCGCCGCAAGACTGCATATTCCGTAGATATTCCCGCTTAATGTCGTCCGGCATCGCCTTGAAATCTTCCCAAGGCATAGGCCGTGTGGCGTTGTATGTTTTCATTTTCCCGTTCATCTCCCTCTTTTGTGCCGCAGTGAGGTAATCACTGGGCAATCTGCATTTCCCACGCTTGCGGTTCACATGGGCAAACGCCCCTCTTGCAACACGCTTTTTCTGCACGATGTCATAGTCAAAATCATTCATAGGCGGTTATGCTCACCTCCGTGCGTGGATTTTCCTTGTCGTACAGCACCCGGCTCCCGTCATGGCTGACAATAATGCCGCAGTGGTCGTCCAGCAGCACCCGCGCCTTGACCAGCACATCGTCCACAGCCTCCAGCAGATTGGTTAAATCCACCCGCCGCCTGGTTGGCATATAAAACAGGCATTTAACCTCCACGGGGTAATCTATCGGCTCATGCACACCAGCCTTTTTGCAGTACCACACGGCCTTTGCCTCGTAATCGATGTACTTCTGCGACGGCATGATAAACGATTTCCCTGTCTTGCTGCTGTGCATAATGCGCTGGCTGTTTTTCTTTGTAACCGGCGGCAGGGGTATGGTAATTTTTATGCTCATTTCAATACCTCACTCCGATGTAGTCCAATACTCTGGCGTATCCAAGCCCCTTTTCAGTGGGCTTCCACAAGCCGTCCACAGGGTCATACGCCCCACCGCCGATGCAGAATTCGTAGTGCTTCGGGTGTGTGTGTTTCATGCGCTCAAAGCGGTTTTCGCCCTTTTCGAGGTGCGCTCCAAATCCGCAGAAAACACACCCCGTTCTCTGGCAGCCAGTGCAGTGCAGCGGCTTTTCGATGAGCGTCGACGGATAATCATTCTCGCCGTCGCTCGTCACGATGTCGCCGTATACGCTGCAATACGGGATGTTTTCGTCTTTCAGGAACGCAAGCACGTCCTGATCTGTCCAGAAGCTCATAGGCTTGCTCATGGGGCGCTTTCCATCGAAGGCGTTGCAGCCCGTGCGCTTCCACTCTTTTTCGCGCTGCTGGCTCTCGCTCGCCATCATCGCGGTAAACGGCACACATCCGCTCGTAGCTTCGTATCGCTTGGCGGGTGCTTTTTTCATCACGTCGCAGCACTGCTCGCTAATATGGAACGGCGCATCCTTGAGATAATGCCACTTGTCCGCCAGTTTCATCGTCGAGCAGTACACGCCCTGCCGGTTGTAGCCGGTCAGATACAGATTGACCGTTGCATCGTTTTGCCCGTGCGCGTTTTGCAGATCGCGGATAAAACGCGCCTGCTTTTTGCCGATGACGGGATAGCCGTACCTTGTCAACACCTGCCGGATGTTGAGCTTCGGACGCAGGCGGTGGAGGTTGACGGTCACGCGAGGGAACTCCTTCCGCAGCCAATCTGCGTACTCATTGACAAACTTCTGTATCTCCGGGTACT